ATGCGTTCTTTACATATAAAGTGAAGATTGTATATCAAATAGAGTGAAGAATTTAATTATGGTGGGAGAATATGATTCAAATAATTTGAAGAATCAATTTACATTTAAAGTGACGTTCAACAGTTGTGCCACTTCTCCATTCTTAGCATAGAGCATATTGTTCGGATAGCATTTCTTTCTGAACAGGAAATACATGGCTCGTCTGTACTGCTTGAAGTCGCAGTCACTCGCAACCCATACATGATAGTTCATCTTAGCGAAGATATACCAGTACCTTCTGAATGCCTTCTTGTTAAGGTAATAATCGAGTGTATGCCTTGTTACATCTGGCTCGTTCGTGAAGAAGAACTCGTTTATTTCATAGATTGTACCCTCGAATACAACTTCATTTGTTGTCTTGTCTACCACTATTCTATCTCTAGCGAATGTCTGCGTTATAGGTAGTCTAAGTTCTTCTCTGATGTAATTGGGATATGAACCGTACTTCTTCTTGAAGTACAGTTCCTTGACACCGAGGGCCTTCAATTCCTCGACATATGGTGGTCTATGCTTCTGCTTATAGAAGTCAAGTATAATTTTTCTATACAGTTCACCTCTGTAATCACTCATGAATAATCACCACCTTTCCTATCATCTGATGAATCTTTTCTGAAATTCTCTTATTATCTCTCGACCTGGTATACTGCTTTTGGTAACTCTCTTATATTTAGTATTAACTGTATGTATTAGGAAAGTGTACCTTTTTGTATCGCCGAGTGAATCGGCATCGTTATAATATTTGTTAGAAACCATCACTACATCATCTATATCAATCGTTCTGCCTTCAAAATTGAATGTGCCATGTTCCTTCTTAGGCTTGAATTCGTTAAGGTATCTGAGCATGTCTTTGGCTAAGCGTTCATCATAGAACTTCATCGAATGAATCTGCTTCCCGTCATGGTAGAACTTAATCAGCCACACATCTCCTCTCATGTGATAATCTGCTGATTCCATGCGCCATGTAACATTATCTAGGTTTATCAGATAGAAGCGATTCTTCAATGCATAAAACTGTGCTGAATTGATTGGATTTCTGAATGTGCACCATACTTCCACTAGTCTTGCCATTAATAGCACCTCCTTCCTACCTTACCATATGGCATATAATACAAGTATTAACGTGATAGTTATCAGTCCTGCAAGAGCAAAGAAATCTCTGTTCGAGCGTTCTAATTCTTTATGCAGTTTGGCGTTCTGTGTCAGCAGACCATCGGTAATTTTCTGCATAGTATCAATAACTTTTATTAGTTCTTCATTGTCCATTATTTACATCTCCTTTGACTATATCTTTATCTAGTGCAGTACAGATACAACGATAGTTATGTTCTATCATCTTGTATCTCACCATCTCATTTATTATCAATTTATATAAATCCGGCACTTCATCTTCTGCTATGCGCATCTCTTCTATCTTTTCCATCAGATATCCGTATAGTAGTTCTGACAGCATCTTCTTCTCCTGCATTGACAATGGAGTTATTTGATTCATCTTGTAGATTGAAGACATATCTGCCCCATCACTTACTAGACTATCAATGATACCTGTTGCTTCTTCATACATAGGGTGCTTGTGTATGAGGTAATTCATTGTCAGATAATACTTATCAGCGTTTGATGATAAATCGATGTCACTTTCTTTATATGCTTTTTCTATTAGATATCTGTACAAAAGGAGTACTGTGGCGCTCTTTTCTTCTTTTGATAGTATTCTGAATATCATTTGGCTTCTCCTTTCTCGATTCCTTTATCCATTGCTTTATCCATTGCTTCCATAATCTCTTCAAAAGTCGGTGTGTTTGATGTAACACCCTGTCTGTTGAAATGTGGCACGACATTAAGATTTATCTGTTCATGTTCCGGCTTCATCAAATCGTTGTAGATGAGGTTGCATAAATACTCTAATCTCATTCTCTCATCATTGTAGTAGTCCACTTCACACATGGATAAATATCTTAGCCAGAGTTCCTTGTACCAGACCGTCTTAATGACTGCTGGGGTTATCTTCTGCATTATTCTATTTCCTCCTGTTCTATAGGGCACAGAGTCAGTATTGCATACTGTTCCTGTGCATACGCTCTATATCCTATGATTCTATATTCATTTCTTAGTTCATCGATTACATCTCCTAACTGTCTCATTGAATAGTAATCAACTCTTTTGTGGATGTATTCTGTGCTCACCCAATCACCTTTTCTAATAGATTTTCATACAACTTCTTATACATGTCTCTTTCGGCAGTAAGTTGAATATTCTCCTGCATTGAGACTAACTCTACGTTCTTAGCAGATACAGTCGGTTCTGAAGCATTAGCAGATACCGTATCTGTACCCATACCTAGAGAGTGTCTTAATCCACGTTCGATATTCTTCATCTCTTCATCACTTACAGTTCTTACATAAGTTCCGATTCTATCCTTATAAACAGTATGGATGGTTTCGCAGAGTGCAGTAGATGGACTCTTGCAGAACACATCTGCGTGAGTAGGCATGTCTCTCTTAATTTTTGTTGTAAGATAGACAACCTCAACATATTCGCTTCCTCTGTTCAGATGGTCATCTGATACGATTACAGCAGGTCTTCCTGCCGTATCATATGAATATGAATCATTGAAATTCTTAGAATATGTGATATAGAAGATATCTCCTCTTTTAACTTCTTTTGTGTTTAAACTATAGTTCATAATATTTCTCCTTAATTTATTCTTTCCAAAAAAATCCAATAGCAATAAGTATGATTGCACTTGCCATGAGCAGAATGCCTATGATATCCATAATCGCACTATTCATCTTCATCCTCCTCTTCGTCTACAAGTTTCCCATCGTATGAGTAATAAAAACGATGGAAATGCCTTCTGATTACGTGTAAAAGTTCTTCTTGACAGTCCTTGCACAAATCGATTCTGACTGTCTTTACAATACGACGCTTTTCAAGTTCGTACTCAATGGGAATACCCACCACCTTTATCTGATTGGGTGGTATCTCACTCTTGCAGTGGTCGCAGATATAATAATCTTTCTGAATGTGCATATTACTTAGCCTCCTTTTAGAATCTTCTTTAATTCTTCAGCCATTTTCGTGATAAACTTTTCGCTTGCCCAAGCCTTCTTCACTCCCATATTTTCATAGAATTCCATAACACCAGAGGCATATGATTGGTTTTGCTTAATGCATCTATCGTATTCTGCACGTTTATCACGTGCATCGGCATATCCTCCCCACTCACCGACATCACTCATAGCATCATTAATAGCCATCCATAAAGCCTCTCTCATACCTTGGCAGTACCTAAATGAAGCGCTATCCCAGTTTTCTAAAATCTTATACTCTGCTTCCAATTCATCGCAGTACTTCTCTAATGCCTCAGCGTAGCGAAAATCGTTAACGTGTCCGTCACCGAAACGGTCCCACTCAATAAAATCTCTCTGTTCAGGTCTTTTAATCATCTTCATTCATTTCCTCTGCAATCAGTTCCATTACTCGGTCGTGTAATTGTTGAACTTCATCAAGTATCATGTTTTTCGTTCTTTCCGATGATTTTCGGTTGATAAGCAAGGAAATGTTTTCCTCTTGAAGTTCCTTACACTCCTTATTTAATTCTATATAATGTGCTTTTAAAGTTTTGTAATTCTCTAGAAGCCTGTTATAGTCTTTGGCGTGTCTTAATCTCTGCTTCTCGTTTTTATCGACCTGTTCATAATATATCTCTCTTAACTGGTCATTCACTTTTGACAGATTTTGATAAAGTCTTTTGTAAACTTCACAATCATTTTCAAGCCTCTTGCATTTCTGTTTGAGTGTTTCATTTTTATTCCAAAGTTTAATCATCTGAAGCATCGCCTCTTATCTGAGCAGTAATTCGTCACGCTCTATTACCAAGTTTGTAACTTCTTCACGGAGTTTCAAATAATCTTGATAGAGTTTACCGTGAGCGTTGTCTAATTTATTGTAATCTTCAAGTAGACCGTCATAATCACCGTGCAATTCCTTAAGTTCCTTCTTCGGCCTTACCCATTCATGAGTGAGATTCTCATGGCCTTCGTAAAGGTCATCGTAATCTTTCTGTAATTTCTCGTACTTCTCTTTATAGTCCATATCCCTCTGATGCCTCCTCTATCAATGTAGGTTCTTCATCTTCCCATTTGATGTTCTGAAAGAGACTGTTGAACGCAATCATTGATGCTGAATCGTATTCATCATCGTCACAAAACCAATAACCGGGATTAGTACGACCAACATCTTCTGCCTTCGATATAACATAGAAAATCCATGGTTTAATTACTGGCATTTTCATATTCCTCCTTAATCGTGCTCACCAAGACCACCTCTCAATCTATAATTTAATCTTCTATACTCTTGATACACTTCTCTCCAGATTGCTTCTGCCTTCTTCTTTTCAATAGGCAGTTTCTCTTCTAGAACATCAAGTGTATCTTGTATCTTGATATTGAACGGACATCCTAGGCATCCTGTTCTAGTGAAGTTATATGGTTCGTACTAAAGTTCACACAATTCAATCTTGTGCTCCTTGATGAACCATTCCATCCATTCATCCGTCATTGGATTCAACGGCTTGAATTTCTTCAATTTACTGTTCTTGTCTATGACAAGGCATCCTTTATGAGAGGCTCTTAATCCTCCCTCTCCTAATCACTCACCAGTCATCTTATAAGGCTTGCCATTCTCATTCTGCCATTCAGTGAATGGTTCTTTCTTGAGTTTAGTACAACATTTGTCACTAATCTTGAAGTCTGTTCCTTCCTCAAACTGGTATCGGAGTATCTTTGGACATCTGAATCTGATTCTATGCTGAGGCGGGTTGTAATATCTAAGAGTGCTTTTGTTGTGCCCGTTCTGTTGAAATAAATGCACTAACTGACTGTGTTCTTTAGATTTGAACGGATATCCGTACTTTCTGAATATCATGCTCAGAGGCATTGATGGTTTAATTTCTATAAACCTGTCATCTATCTGCATTTGACTGTGTACGAATTCCACAATCGCTTTATATTCGATTCCTGTGTTAATGAAAACTCTAGGAATAGTGTTTCTGGGAATCGCTATATCTACCAACGCAGACAATACAGTCGAATCTTTGCCTCCACTGAAACTGATTACGAAGTTCTCTTCTCCGTATTTCTTTATAACCTTTTGAACAGAATCAATTCTGTCCATTAATAAAAACTCACTGTCCATTAATCAACCACAAATCTATCTCTGTTTCACTAGGATTAGATTAATTCTCCTTCCTCAGTTGTGATAAGTTCTGCATTGGGTAGTCTTTCAATCCATTTACAGAAATCTTTCCATTCGTCCAACTTATGATTTCTACGAGTTTCATAGATATTCAATAGATTCTCGTAGTTCATAGTTATCGTTCTCTTCTGATTGTAAGAAGACGGCAATAACTGAATCATCTGCCACCAGTATTTCTTGTCTCTTGTTTCGAGATATAAATCTCTATAAGAATTCAAACATTCAATTGTTGTCAGCATAGATTGCATTGGTGATACACGGACATTCTGCATCTCTTGGATTTCCATGCACGCTGAATTAATTAGATGCTCATGACTGAAATCATCCAATGTGAACTCCTTATCGTGAATCTTATGCATAGTACTACACGAGTTCGATACAGTACCGACTTTATAAGTATCGAACTCCTTCCACCAGTAAAGCGGTGCAGTGATGTCTACACTCACGAAAATCTGTCTTAAGAATTTTCGATGACTAGTACCGGCATGAATCAATCTCTTCATCAATTCTTTATCTTTCTTACCTAATAGAACTAAATCAGAATCGACAAAAGTATCACTCTTATCCCAACTGTTCATAGGGTTTCGCATACCTCTAACGGCATGCTCGAATCCCCAGATATCTGCATATTTTAAATTAATCATTTATTTTCCCCTCCTTATATTGCAACTGTCAAAGCAACATAGAATGCCATAACTGCTATAAGTATTCCGACTGCAATACGATAGTTTTCTAACTGTTCGTCCTTGTCAGACAGTATCTCTTCTCTATGTTTGAGTTTGTATCTTAATTCATTGATTTCAGCGCAATCCCTATTACGGCGTTTATAGAAACGGTGTTCTAATTCACTGTATTTCTCCTTCAAGTCTTCATAATCTTCATAGATTACGCTGTTGTCTTCTTCTAATTTTGAAATTTTACTTTCGAGATTCTCAATCTGTTCTTGATGAGTTTCTATTGATACTGTGTTAGGCATTGTTTTCACCTCTTTCACTTAGTTCTATATATTTGTCTAAGTACCATCTAGCCTTTTTGATATCTTCTAACCCGTTCTTGTTAACATGACGATATAGATATTTGAATGCATTACAGATGCAGAAATTCTTTACCGCTTCTGCACCTTGTGTTTCTTCCATTACTTCAATGCATTCGAACTTCCCTGTCTCATAATGAGATGGGTGGTTCACACAATCATTCATTCGTGTCCTCCTCTAATTTATAAATCTTGAATTTATTATTTCCTTTGATTGACAATTTAGTGTAGAAATGGTGAAGAGACACACCAAGATAGCACGCACACTCTTGAGCGTTGCCAACGCAGACACACATATCTTCTGCATCATAGATGGCATATTGATTCTTTTTCTTTCTCAATCGCTATGACCTTTTCTATGTCTTCTACACTTCTTACGACATATACTCTATGATTGATTGATTTCAGAAATGTGTGGTAATCTTCCTGCACCTTTCTTAATCTGCTACCTTTTTTCTCTGTTTTCATTTCTACCCAGAATACTTGCCCATCATCCTTGAGAACTAATAAATCTGGTGTTCCTTCGATACCTACTTTTATAGGATTCAAGGTCTTTGTGTAATAGGTTCCAACAACCATTCGATATGGCGTGAAACCTGCTTGTGATAGTTCAACCATCACCTTGTTTTGGATGATATGTTCTAACTGCATATTCCTTTCAACCTCATTTGGACATGTACCCATGCAACGGAATAGCCACGTTCTCTAGCGATTCTCATAAGTTCATCACGACTTCTAGCACGGCCCACTTCCATTCTCATTTCTTTTTTCTTCTTGTTTAATTCTTCAACTTCTTGCTCTTTCACTGCTTTCAGTTTAATATCTTCCATCTGCTTCAATTCTCTGCCCTTGACTTCGTATTCATATCCGCAGTAAGGACACTTATCGGCGGTCTTGAATACCTTGAAACACTGTGGACACGTACGAATAGAAAATGACCCATCGTCATTTATCATTTTCTTTTTCTTCGCACCATCCAAAGACCACTCTCTGTCACTCGTTGGAAGACTATGTCTCTGAAAGTTGCCTACATAATCAATAATTACTGCTTTCTTTCCTTCTTTCGGAGTAAGACATCTCATGGACTGCTGAATATATAAAGCAAGAGACATTGTCGGTCTTAGCAGTAAGCAACACTCACAATCTGGAACTGTAATACCTTCACTAATCAATCCTACATTACATAGGATTTTGAACTTACCTTGCTTGAAATCATTCATGACCTTTTCACGTTCACTTGATGGTGTATGACTGTCTAGATGAACTGCACTTACACCATTTGCAACAAACAGGTCTCTAACTTTCTTGCTATGCTCTATAGATACGCAGTAAGCGATGGCTTGCTTGCCATCAGCAAGTTCCTTGTAATACTTGAAAATATCGCCGTAGACGCAGTTTTTAGTGAACAGGTCTTGTAGTTCACTTGTACGATAATCGCCCCTTACAATTGATATATTGCTTGCATCAATGCCGATATTAGGTGCGTAGTAATCATATTTGCTGATTGCTCCTTGCTCCATTAAGTCATTGGCTGTTATGCCCTGCACGATACAGTCGAACAGTGATAATCTGTCACCATTCAATCGTGTAGGTGTTGCAGTGAACCCAACTACAAGCACATCGTAGTGGTTGCACACCTTCTTATAACTGCTCGCTTCACTCAGATGACATTCATCGATAAAAATGACCGATGGTTTTCCGTGTTCTCCTAAGTGGTTGACTTCCGTAAAGACACTCGCAACTCGTGCATTTGTTATGCTTAACTCATCAAGTAACGCTTTATGCTGTTTCATTAGTTCTTTTCTATGAACCAGTACCAAGCCATACCCCTTTAGATTCCTTATCATCTCAGCCATGAGAAACGACTTGCCACTTCGGCAAGGCATCTGAATAAGTATTCCTCTCTTGCCTTGCCTAATGGCTTCTATCGTCTTTATGTATAGGTCTTCTTGATAATCCCTTAACATAATCCTTTAAAATTGGACATCATCGATTGATGGAAGTGTCAATGACTTTGGCTTTGTATTGCTAGTTTGCGCATCGCCAGGTTCTTGCCATGCTGGTAAGTTCATCGCCTGTTTCTTGCTTAAGAAATAATGAACACCCGTACGGTCACCTCCATACTGGTCTTTCTCTTTTCTTGTCTTTAAAGCACCAACTTTACCGACCCACTGACTTGCTTCCATATTTCCTCTTGGAATATCGAAACTGTCATAAATTGACTGCAACTTCTGGTTTACGATTGATGCATGGGATGCATCAAAGACAAGATTGTAGAATAGTTTCTGATTATGTCCGCTGATATCGAGCATTAAACTAATCATCGGCTTCCCAGTCGATGTTGTTGTTTCCTCTGCCGTATTGATACGGCATCTGTAAGTTCCTTGAGGTAACTCAATAAACTCGTTTTCTACCTCTTCAAATCCCCAATTAATTGCCATTATTTATTTCCTCCTGTACTGAATAAATCTTCCTGTCTGCACGCTTTTCTATCGTCGTGCTGATTCTTTGCATATACATTCTTTGTTGAAAGAAGTCTGATTGCTCTTTCACCTGTAGATGTGATTTCTAAATGGCCAACCACATCACATAGTCCACATACAGTATCTCTAACGCCTTGCTGAATTCTAGGCATGAATGATGTATACTGCTCTCCTGTCGGTGAAGTTACATCCACTAACTCCTGCCATGCTGTTAGCAGAATTCTCTTCTGCAATGTTTTTAGATTTCTGATGATTCGGGCTAAGCCGAACTGGAATTTCTGATAATCGCCTCGTGAAGGAACTCCGTCATTTTTTCCAAGTTGACCATAATAAGATAAGATACAATTCTGCAATTCGCTTACGTTATCGATTGCGATATTATCGTACTTATCTTGGTTGCTCGCTAACCATGTAAGTGCTTCGTTCATACTATTCACGATATCATCCACATCGATATCAATAATCAAAATGCCTTTAGCATTCGAACTGTTTCTTAAGACACCGCTTGTCTTGTCGATGTCTAACACAACTGTCTTCCCCGGTAGTTTTCCGATAGTTGTTGTCTTGCCGTCACCGGGTTTAGCATAAAGCAGACAAGTGAATGCTTCCTTTTCGATGTTATCTGCTGTGTACGTTTTTAAAGCCATTTCTTTCTACCTCCATTTTTTTCATTTAATTCTTCATTCATTGATGACTTCTTTTCAAAATCAACTAATGTCTCAGCATCTCCGTTATAGTTGCTACAGATACCTGAGAAAGGACAGCCAAGAATAGAACACGCTCTATCATTTCTATAGAAGAACTTCTCTCTGTCACATCTCTTGATTTCTTTAGCCATGGCAACTAGATTTTTTCTCTGTTCTTCTAGTTCTTCCTTTGTACGACTTACAGTGAATACTCTGACCTTTCTTTCTGTATCTTGGTCATACCATGCTTCACAACGTTCGATGTATTCATCTAACGTTTCCGTCTTCTTTAGACGGATTGTTGGTTTAGTAATGACCGTATAAGTAACAGGCCTAGCCTCTTCCTTCGCAATCAGATAATTACTTACTTGGTCATTCATGAAATCAACCTTGTACATATATTCATCCGTAATATAATTGCCTGTTGTTTTATGCTCGATAAGCCCATCAACTGATACCGCATCAATCTTACCTTTTAAATAGATTCCCCTTGCCAATCGATATCTGAACTCCTGTTCAACATCGACAATCTCTGGAAGTTGAGGAAGAATATACTTGATGAATGCTCTTGCCATTGCATCTGTATAATCATGGCTCTCAGTGAATGAGCCTGTGGTAAGGATTTCTTCCACCTTAGCGTGATAACTGCTCCCTATCACTAATGCTTCATTTTCTTTCTTTGGTTTTAGCAACTCTCTGTACTCAAACCAATATCTTCTTCGGCAATCCTTGAAGTTATTGATTTGACTTGTTGTTACTTCGTAAATCATCTTTCTTTACCCCTCTCTTTTCTTTTTTTTACTCGTAAGCACCTAGAGCCGTGTGAATGAAATGGATTTTGGTAATTGATAGGAGAATTGACAAATGAGAAAATGTCTTACAACAGTCTTGCTCACACGGCCGTAGATGCTTACGAATCTACTTTTTTATTTATTTGTGTATTTCTTAAACAATGCCTCTATGACCTCGTCCGTGGGACTCATGTTCCACTCGGTCATATAAGATATAAATGCCTTTCTAGGTATGTGGACGGTTCTTCGTCCATTCTCTCCTTCTACAACAGAGCCAGGCATAACTCCCTGTTGTATCGCATTGATGATGAACTCTCTGCTCTTGTGAGTGAGTTCCATCGCTTCACTGACACTCATGTTCCATTCATCCATTGAAGTCTCCTTTCTTAGTGTTCGGTATTACCGTACGCTAGGGTAAAAAAATTAAAATTCTACATCTGTATAAAGGATTTGACGAGTTGGATTTTTTTTGTTGTAGTAATCCACCAAGTTGCTGAATGCTCCTAATTCCATTTTTCGTGGTTCTTCTTCCCACTTTTGAAAAGTTGGAACAGAGCATTCACACAATTCACTGGCACTTTTTAAAGTTAAGTCAGCACCAACTCTGATTTGCTTGATTGTTAACATCTACTCACCTCTTTCTTTTCAAAGTCCGGTACTACCGAACTCATGTCTATACTATACCTCCTACATCGTTCGGTGTCAACATAATTTTTAGTAATTTTTAAATATTTTTAGCAAACATAAAATTATTTAATTTTTATTAAACGGTTGTCTACACCGGATAGCGATGTTAAAATGATGGTGAAGAAAGGAGAAATATAGAATGAAAGATGAATACTATAAAGTGGTCGGCGCATTTTTTAAAGAAAAGCGAATTGCCAAAGGAGTATCTGTTAATGATTCGGCAGTAGCAGTAGACCATGCCAAGACATGGTACTACGATGTTGAGACAGGTAAATGTCGAATATTTTTGAAAGACACTATAGCATTATGCAAATACTTCAATACGGATTTGAATGAATTACAAGAATACTTAAATAAGCACTATTACAATAAAAAATAAGAAAAGAACTAAATATTTTAATAAAAAAAGCACCCTAGCGCCAACTAGGATGCAACGTTTGTAAAAGAAACCATCACATAAAATTCCTTCTACGTGTTTAATTATATCATGATTGGCACGTACAAGGCAAAAACAAATAGAAAGGACGTGCCACATTATGGCTAGAAAGACTAGATTTGGGCGCAGACCCAACAACACCGGAACCGTAGTCAAATTATCGGGCAAACGAAGAACTCCCTTCTGCGCTCGTGTAATGAGTGATGAACGTGACATCATAACAGGAAAGAAGAAGCAGATATGCATCGGAACATTTGCGACTCGTGAAGAGGCACTGAATGCATTATCTCTCTATTCACTAAAGAAATCTAACAGCATCTCAAATGAAGATGCTAGAAATATTGCTCCTAATCTATTCGATAGAATACAAGAGAAAACTAAAAAACGTGTTCCAACATTCAAGGATATTTATCATATCTTAGATGAAGAAGAATTCAGCAAACTATCGAAATCAGCAAGGAATGGATATGGCTCGTGGATTAAGCATTTCGAAACTATATATAACAGAACGATAGATAATATAACACTTGCTGACTTACAATATGTATTCGATAATGACAAATCAAAAAACGGAACTCAGATACATATGAAAGTACTCTGCTCTAAGATATTCGAATATGCAGTGATTCATCAATACATTCCAAGGGATTCCGATTATACATCGTATATTAGAATCGCTGAGTTCAAAAAATCAACAAAGCATTATCCATTCACTATTGATGAAATAAAGAAATTAAAAGCATCAGATACCTCAGAAGCACATTTAATTCTTATATATATCTATACTGGTTTCCGAGCAGGGGAACTGTTAAATATTAATAGAAATAATATCCATATCGATGAACCTTGCAATGACGATGGTTCAGAAATGTTGATAAGTTATATCGTTGCAGGTTCTAAAACAGATGCTGGTAAAAATAGAATCGTACCAATCCATAACGACATTAAGCAATTCGTTATTGATGAACTGCTTAAGTCAAATGAACGATTAATAGACTGTTCTTATGCATCGTTAAGCAATACGGTATTATCAACTGTAAATGGATATTTGGAAGCAATACATACAATGCATGATACTCGACAGACATTTGCATCTTTATGCCAATTATACAATGTTGATGTATATGCTAGAAAAAAGATTCTAGGTCATAAATTAAAAGATATCACTTTTGATATTTATACAAGCGCATCAAAAAACAAGTTGTGGACAGAAGTGAATAAGATTATAATATGAGTAGACAGCGATTGAAGTACTCTAAGTGAGCCAATCTGCGGAAGACACCTCAAGGGGTGTCTTTTTTTGTTACTGATTTGTTACTAATTGTCTCTTAACGGGCACTTACGACATGTAAAAAGTCCTGTAATTAAGCCATTTTTCTAGTAGCAAATGTTTCATGATTTGAAATTATCTTGAACGGTGTTATATACTGTTATATACTGTTTATAGGAGGAAGCGATATGCATATTATCATTAATCATTCATCAATGGTTCCTATATATGAACAGATTGTAG